CGAGACGTGCGGTGCCGGTCACTTCACGCGCGGACGCGACAAGGATTCCGAGTGGGGCTTGCCGGGTCCGCTCAAGGAACCTGTTCGCGATCAGGACTGCCGCCTGCGTCACCTGTGCTGGCACGGTTGTCCAGCCCCAGGTGCCCGTGATTTTCACGGCGCGGTCGTAGCGGGGGAAGATGCGGCCGAACGATTCGAAGAACCATCGGTCGCCGTGCGGGAACGTGAACCCGCCAGCCTGGCGGATCACCATCGTCCTTTTCGGTCGGCCCTCAAGCGGCGCGTTGACCGGCTCGAGCAGGAAGTCGGTGCCCTCGATCCAGGTTTCTTCGTAGATGCCGTCGCCGTCCTGGTCGATCTGAACACTGGTCGCGGTGATGAGGTCGTCGAGGTCGAGGAGCGGGTAGCGCGGTTCGGCGGTGAAGTAGCGGGTCGTGTCGGTGAGCTGGTAGAAGCGGTGGCCGGTGTACCCGTCGATTGCGCGGCAGGCGGCTTCGATGGCGATGTCGATCGCGAGATCCTGGAAGTCGGTTGAGTCGAGGTCGAGCATCGTCTTCATCTGGTCGCGGGTGATGTAGAGGTTCCCGGAGCCGACGATGACGCCAGGGACGACGTCGGTGGTGACGGTGAGGTCGTCGACGCCGCGGATGTCGCCTGTGCTGGCGAGTTTCCAGACGAGCGAGTATTGGCCGGCTGTGGAGGGTGCGGTGCGGACGGCTGCGTAGACGCCGTGGGCGATCTCTTCGATCGCGGTCGTGTCGAACGCTTGTGTGGTGCCGCCGACGTTGTCGAGGGTGGCGAGCTCGAGGTCGTTGACGAGGCCGGTGGTGCCGTCGTTGAGGACGGCTTCGTATTCGGTGGAGGGGTTGACGTACATCAGGCCGCCTTCCTGTAGGCGGAGGGGGTGACGAAGAGGACGTCGTCGGGTTGGGTGAGCTTGTCGGCGACCGCGTCGGCGAGTCGGGCGAGCGCTCGTAGCGCTTCAGCGCGCGAGGGTCTCTCCTGCCACGCTTTGAGGAGCTGCTCGGCGCCTGCGAGTCCTTCGACGTGGCCACCGAGGAGGACTCCGGCCTGGTAACGCGCGAACCAGCGCTCTTCGTCGAAGCCGCGCATCTCGGCGCGCAGGAGGTAGAACCGGATCGCCTCGTGCGGCATATGCAGGAACCTGTACGTCTCGGCGAGGTAGAAGACGGTGCGCGGATCGCCTGGGTCGTCGACGAAAGCCTGCTCGAGCAGTTTCCGGTCGCGTTCCAGCTTCTCCTGGCTCGCACCGGGGCCACCATCGACGGAGAGCCAGTCGGTGTCGGCGTTGCGGGTGGGCGCGTCGGAATGGAGGTAGGAGTGGGCTGCGCCGCGATACTCGAACGGATGGCTGCTGCGGGTGAGCAGAGGCAGTCGCCATTCGAGGTTGCCGTTGATCTTGACCATGTAGGCGTCCGCTTCGAGGCTGGGCTCTGATCCGTGGATGTGGAGGGTGTGGTCTGCGTCGAGCATCAGCGTGTAGTCAGCCTGACCCGCTGCCGCGCGGAGAAGACGAGTGCGGGACGGTCCGAAACCGTTGAACTCACCCTCAAGCAGTTGTCCAGGAAGATGTCCGAGTGTTTCGCGGACGATCTCCTTCGAGTTGTCTGTCGATCCTGTGTCGAGGACCGTCCAGGCGTCGATGACAGGGACGATCCGCTCCAGGGTTTCGGGAAGGGCTTCTTCCTCGTCTTTGACGAGCATGGCGAGGCCGACGGTCATGCGACAGAAAGCGTCGTTATCACGCCGCTGGACGTTGACGGTGTCCGGATGGCGATGCGAAGAATTCCTGTCGTGATCGTGACCGAGAGCGGTGCGTTGTTGGTCACCCAATCCGCGGCGGAAGTACGAATTACCCCCGTCGCATCAAGAAAGTGGGCGGCGGCAGTGCTATTGGAGAACGAGGAGAGAACAGTCGTGCCGTCGGAAATAGTGCATGTCGTTTTTTGGCTCGCACTTTGGTCTCCGCACGCCAGTCGCAGCGAATAGGTGCCGTTCGGGAGGTCGAGCCTGTATGTGATGTCCGTCGTCGTCGAGTTGAACGCGATCCCGGCCAGGCGTGCATCAACCCCGGAGCTGCGGTCTCTTGTCCCACTCGGTGCCTGTTCCCAGCCGACGGTGTGCCCCTGCGCTGTCGTGCGGGGATAGTTGGCGGTCGTCCCGATCTCAGCGTCGAACCCGGACGGGTCGGTAACGAACCCTGATGTTGCTCGGAAGTCGATCCCCTGCGCATACGGAGTCCTTTCAGCGATCGCGCCGCGGCGCGCGACAAGAAGGCCAGTCTTCATGCGAGGTTCCCCTCGAGCGCCCACTCGTCGGTGGCGCGTTTCCTGAGCGTCGCCGATGCATACTGGGCGGCGAGCTTCGTCTTGGAGCTGGGGCTGCGTATCGTCACGCCAGAGCCAGGAGATACGGTCACTTGTCCGGCTCCCTGCTGCCACAACTCGATCACCGTTCCGACGCCGAACGCGACACTCGAATTGGGCGGCACGGTGAGTGTGATCGAGGATGCGTTGTTCAGCTCGACGACCTCGCCAGCGTCGCCGATGGCGAGTGTGTAAGACGTTCCTGTCTGGTTGTCTGCCGTCACCGTTGTCGAATCGGCACCCGTAGGACCGGTCGGCCCGGTTGCGCCGGCGGTGCCGGACGTTCCCGTCGGGCCTGTGGGGCCTGTGACCGATGCTCCTGTGGGGCCGGTTGGACCTGTTGCACCTGTGGTTCCGGCTCCTGTAGGTCCCGTTGGTCCGGTAACTCCGGCGGTTCCCTGACTGCCCGTCGGGCCAGTGGCGCCGGTTGCGCCGGTAGTTCCAGTGGTGCCCGTCGGTCCGGTCGGCCCAGTTGCTCCAGCGGAACCCGAACTGCCCGTGGGGCCGGTGGGTCCGGCGGCGCCAGTGGCGCCCGCGGAACCAGAAGTTCCAGTCGGCCCAGTTGGGCCGGTGGCACCCGTGCTGCCCGTCGTCCCAGTCGGTCCGGTTGGGCCAGCGGGCCCCGCAGATCCGGCCGAACCGTCCGCGCCCGAGGGACCAGTCGGACCAGTGGCCCCAGCAGTTCCTTGCGGACCGGTGGCGCCCGTGGTGCCCGCAGACCCGGTAGGGCCAACCGGGCCAGTCGCCCCCTGCGCACCAGTTGGGCCCGTTGCGCCTGCCGTGCCGGCGGTACCGGTCGGACCTGTGGCACCAGTCGCACCGGCCGTGCCAGAAGTACCAGTCGGCCCTGTTGCGCCTGTCGCTCCAGCAGCCCCCGATGTGCCGGTCGGACCGGTGGCACCAGCGGCTCCGGTAGGCCCGGCAGGGCCGCTGGAACCTTGCGAGCCGGTGTCTCCTGTCGGTCCGGTCGCCCCTGAAACGCCCGATGGCCCTGTTGGTCCTGTCGGCCCAATATCACCCGCAGCCGGCTGGCCGACGAACTTATCCTGGCCGGCGTCGTAGCTGAGACGGTCACCGTCAGCGAACGAACCGAAATCGACGTCGAGGAGGTCGCGGAGCTTTCGGAAGATCCTGATCGCGGTCACGCCGCCACCCGATCCCGTAGCAACTCGAGCGCGCACGGATTCGCGCCCAGGTGCTCATACGTCTCCACCCGGATCCCGCGCGCAGCGAACCGCCACTCCTCACCGAAATGGCGTGACGGACCCGACAACCACACATCGCCGCCAAGCTGTGCCGTCATGTCGGCGAACCGCTCCTTGACGGGCAGCATCGGCTCCTCACCCTCTGACCAGACAGGGATCGCATGGTGCGGATCGAGCAGCGACTGGAACGTCTGCTCAACCTCGATGTGGAGCGCCTGGAAGAGGCGTTGGATGAGCGCGTAGTTGAGACCGGCGAGCATCTCGTACGGTCTCCGCAACTGGCACGCAAACGGAGCAGCCGCTCCTACACCGAGTTCGTACTCGAGGCGGCGCGCGATCTTCTCTCGTGCGCGGCCTGACGGATCCGCGATGCGGACGCGGTTGATCGGCGCGAACGTGTCGTGCTCGTCAACGGGGATCGTCATCCACTTCCCGTCCGAGAGACGGTTGCGGTTGACGAAGCTGTGGCGGACGTACTGGGCGGCGTCCAGCCAGATCACGATGTCGGCGCGGCGGATCCGTTCGATCACGCTGCAGCCAGGAAGAAAGTTCAGCTGGTGGCCTGTGACGACGGTCACTGCTCGAGCACCACCAGGATGTCGTTATGGCGCCACTGTTCGGCCTGGCTGCGGTAGCCCTGGCCGTGAGCGAACCGTCTGCACTCCTCGAGCGAATACTGGAGGCACGCATCGTCGTCGCCCGCGTAGAGCGAAGCGGCGAGACGCCGGTTCGTCCGCTCGAACAGGCGGCGGAGCATGTGCCAGGTGGCTTCTTTCGACCAGTGGTCAGGCAGGTTGAACGGCCCAATGCACGCGACCACATCGAACCGGCCGAGCGGCTCCCACGTCTGGAACCGACGCGCGGGATGCTCGCGGCGTGCGCGTTCGACCATGCC